ATTTGTTAAAAGATAGTTTTGTCTGTGGTCAGCATCTGCATATCCAATATCGCCATTGTTTTCCTCATAAATATATCCAAAGGCTGAATTGGCAATATCTGAAACAATGTTGTAAATCGTGTCGGTCGTATTTGGTTGATGCTGCATTGTGTAAAGGCCTGGCTGATCTATTTCGCCTAATCCTAAATTAACTGCATTTGCCCAAGTTTCTGTTGCATCATAAGTTGCCCATTGTGTAGCTGCTGGCACATCATTCCAAGTTCCAAGTAATACGCTTGATAAAATGTCATAGATTTGGTTGCCATCCTCGTCTTGCGGAATGTTGTCATCCCAAATTTCTTTGGTTAATTTAGCAAGTGAACCCATCGCCAATAATGTGTATTCAATAACTGTGGCTGCTGCACCAGTATTTCTGACTTGAACTGTTACATCCGTAAGATCGCCACCAAATAAACTTACATACGTATTTGAACTATCTTTGACTTGTAAATCTAAACTGTCATTTATGTCAAAAGGTAATGTTTGCCCATTCAATGCAACTAAGGTTATTTGACAATATGATGGAAGCGGTTGCTGATAAATGTCTGATCTGCCAGCCTGATGCTGAACATCAGAAATAGCGATATTAGTGTAATCAACACCACCGACAGTTAATTTCCAGTCAGGCGTAAAATCTGACATTATCTATCCCTAAGCGCGGTTACGCTTCTTGCAGCCTGACTATTCAATTGATTTGCAACAGCTCTAGCAGTTCCCTCAGGATCTAATGCACCTGATACATTGATAACTATGTTGGGATTCTCCGCAATTGTTTTACCTTGCTTTTCTAATACTCTAAATTGAGCTTGCAAAACATCAAATTGTTTTTGAGCAGCTGATTTAGATATTCCACCTGTTGCAACTTGGAAAGTTAAATCTGTAAATTGATCTTGAACTCTCAATAATTTGTCTGCTAAATCTTTTAAGTTAGTTGCTCCGACTGCACCAGCACCACCTGCACCAGCACCGCCACCGCCAGTAGCACCACCACCACCACCACCACCACCAAAGCCACCGCCACCTGCTCCGCCAGTAGCACCACCTAAACCGCCAGCAGTTAAACCACTTAATTGACCAAATCCACCGCCACCAAAACCAGTATCACCTTCATCTCCACCAGCTGCAAATTTAGATAAACCATAAGTAACCGCCACAGCTGCTAAGGCTGCTGCTGCTGTTCCAACAGATGCTCCACCAGTAGCGAATGCAGTTGCAATTCCTGCTCCTGCTGCTGCTGTTCTTAATGTTTTCATAGCTGTTATTAATGTGCCAATAGCAGTAACAAATGCAATAACTTTACTAACAGCAAATACTGTAACGATAACTCCACCCAATATAAGCAACTCATCTTTAATACTTATTACAAAACCTATTGTCGATCTAAGTTGTTCACCAAATTTGAATGCGCCTTCGGTTGCTTTTGTGATACCAGATACAACAGAATTATCACCAGTTAATCCAGATATAAATGCCTGAATGTTAGGAACGACTGTTTGAATTAAATAATCAGCAAACTTTACAAAGATAGGAAGTAATGCAGCTCCTATTTGTTCCCTTGCTTCATCCATAGCAATTGTTAATTGTCTAAACTTAAATTCAGCGTTAGTTGATTCATTGGCAATAAATCCGCCATAGGTCTTTTTTAGTTCATTAGTAATATCATCAAATGATTTAGTTTTTAAGGTAGCAGCATCTATTCCTAGACCTAACTTACCTAGTGCAGTATTTGATCCATCGTAGGCTTTGCCTAATGCGTTTGTAACTGCCTCTAATGGCTTGCCAGTTGCCGCGCTAATTTCTTGAGCAAGGCTTAACAATTCCTGCGCTTTAGTAACATCCTGAGTGGATCTAATTAAGCGAGATAGGGCAGGTCTTAAAACATCATCCGTTGTTGCAGTAGCAATGGATTGTTTAGTTATGTAAGTATCAATTGACTTTATCTGTTCATCGGTTGCGCGAGTATTAGCCCTGATTGTTTGCTCTAATGATTTCCTTGACTTCTCATCCTCAGCAGCGGCTTTAACAGCTGATATTGCAAATGCAGCAGCAGCCGCTCCAGCAGCAGCAAATGCTAAAGCAGCCTTTTTACCAAAATCTGAAATAGTTTCTTGAGAGTTTTTGACTGACTTTTCTGCATCACTTAATCCCTTTTTGAGATTATCAATATCAGCAGCTAACGCAAGGGTTAAGGTTCTACTTGCCATCGTTGAACTCTTTTCTAATATCCAAAATTATATCTTCAAACTCTTTAATAATGGTTGGTTGTAAATGTCTGACAGTTGGATAAATAAACCAACCTCTTGAACCTGCACCTTTACTCATTCCACCTGACCATCTTGGAAATTGTGGGTATTTATTAGAACCAAATTCATGACCTGCGCCAATACCTAATCGGTTGCCCTTAGCATCTTTGCGTGTGTTGAATTGAGTTGTTGCTCCACCTGAAAATTTTTGGCTTGCAAATCCAAAAGATATTTCACCAAGTAATGATGACTTTTTGACTTTACCACCTTGAGCAACACGATCAGCAACCTTGCCGCGAGATTTAGCAATGTTTCTAATTTCTCTTAATTCTCTTTCAGCCAATTCGCCAACTCTGCGTTTGGTTTCTGTAATAGCAATATCGCTCATGTTTCTTAATACTTTAGCAATTTGATTAAGTTCTTTTTTATCATAAACTATCAGAGGCTCGGTGCTAACTGCCATTTCTTGCCTCCAATATATCTATCGCGGTGTATATGTCGTCTGCATCAACCCATTCACTCATTGGTATCTGTGTGGCTATTGCCAACTGAACCAATAATCTACTTAGGCTTCCTTCTCTGTGGCTTTTGGGGAAGCATCACCGACTATTACATCGGTAACTGTTTCACACCATGCTTCATAAGGCTTAACTGCTTTACCAGCAGCTTCTCTTTTATGTGCGTGGTATGCCAAAAACATTAAATCAGAAATGCCCATTTTCTCTTGAGCCTGACCAATAATGTTCCCAGTCTTTTGTTCCCACTTTTGCCACTCAGGCGGTTGGGCTGTGTAAGTTGCTTCGTCGCCTGAGTTGTATGAAATTGTAATTGGTAGTTTCATTAGTGCTCCCGTTTCTAATTGTTAAGCGAAGTTTTCTGTTGGCACTCCAATAACTTGGAATGTCAAAGATACAGTTTGTGCATCTGGTGCAGTTCCACCAGCTGATGGCCACATTGGCAATACTTGGAAAGTAAATACTGCGCCAGAAACAGCTGTAAAAACTGTGTTAATTCCTGTATTTGGTGCTGATTCTGAAACGCCCCATAGGATCTCACAAAGTGATCCAGTTGCGCCCCAATCGGCTAGCATCTCTACTGCTAGAGTAAAGTTGTTATCGATAACTTTGAAAGCCTTGCCATCTAAAGTTTCGTAGGTTTGACGATTCATTTCGCCAGTTAATACTGCACTTGTTGCTTGAGCATCGAAAGTGTTACCACCGATAGTGAAGGTAACATCTCTGCCCGTGATTACTGTGGTAGACACTTGGACTCCTTAGTTTGTTTGTGTGTAATAGGTTGATACATTTATATCAGAGATCAACAAGGTTGATGCTCCAACTTGTGTAACTGTTGGTCTTTCGACCGATCCGACAACATATCCGTTAGGGATAACTGCCAGAATGCTCATGACTAACTGCTCGATGTTATCGAGTGATGCTGGATTGCTATTGTAAGCAACGGCAGCTGTTATTGTCATATTAACTCTGCAACGAATTGTAGACTTACCAATTGTTTCAATTTCAAGATAGGGGCTTGAGGGAACGCATACAACAGCTGGTGGGATCACCGATTCTGGAACGGAGGCGTAGACATTTCCTGCAACTCCAGCTAATGCAGTTGCAAGTGGTTGTCTAACTGCTGAAAGAATTGTGCTTGGCATTTATTGAGCCATGCTTTCGGTGTCCATGTATGAACCAAGTAATCCAACACATTTGTTAAATAATGATCGACCCATTCTAAATGGTGTAGAAGTAAAATCTACTCCTTCGATTTGTCCTCCACCTGCAAGTCTGGCTTGGAAGACTTCAACTGAAACTGTGTAGACGGCTGATTGAACAGCTGCATTTCCAACATAAGTTGATCCGCCAGAAAGGGCAGCAACTCCTGATGGGATGACATTAGCTTCGAGTATATCGGCATTAGTGATCGATTGCGAAAAGGTATATTGTCCAAGATTATCTGCCAGCACAACTCTTGTTCCGTTGTAAGGTGATCCGCATCCTGTGATGACAACTGATTGTCCTTCGGTAAATTCATGTATTCCTAGTGTAGTGAAAGTAGCGACATTATCTGTCAGCGATACTTTTTCAATTGGGCTTTTGAATGTAACAAGCATTGGCAAAATTACTTGTTCACTTGTATCTATTATTTGATTTAGATAAGTGTCATCATAAAGAGCGGAACTTACACCCAATACGGAA